CAGGTCATGTATTTGCGCCTGACCTCGCGGCTCTTGACCGTGACGAGTGTTGTGTCGCGGGGTGATACGTAGAACATCTTCGTGCCGCGAAAACGCAGCAAAGAATCAAGCGCATCTCCCACGTGTTCGGGGTCGACCAGGAAGGAAAACCAAGCGACCAAGTTCTGAAAGAAGTTGCCCGAGCTTGTCACCCGGTCGCCACTCTCGCGCATGGTCTGCGACAACTTGAACTTAAGTGTCTTCCTCTCACCTGTACTGTCGCGATAATTCATGCGCCAGGTGGCACACTTGTCGCGATCGTCGACAACCCGCTCAAACAACAACGTCCCGCTGTCTTCGACGCCTATCAGGTTCGCGATGTGAACGAAGATCTCCTGCTCTATCTGTTTTAGGGTTTCTGAAATCCCGAACTCAAAAGCTGTCAAATCGTTCTCGACGAACCGTGCGCCAGGCCGCATGTTGGACATGCCCTGCAAAATGCCTTCGATGGCTTCCGGCTTACCGCGTCCCTTGATGGATGCATTCCGTAACACGTCAAAGATCGTGTGTTCGAAAGCATAAGCGACTTTAGCCAATGCATAAAGTCGCTCGACGCCATGGTTCGCTATCGGCCTTGGCTTGTCTTTCGCAGAGACTTCGCTTTTCACAAAAGCCTTGATGACGGTATCGAAACCCGTAACGCCATCCTTGAGGGCTATGTTCATAGCGTCCAACTCGGCCTGCATGGCCGTCTCGTGCGTCATCTTCTTGGGCAGGGCAGACTTACGTAAAGTCTCGAAATCACGCATGGCCTTCTTCAGGTTGGCCGACGTGAACACCTTCGCCTTAAGCTGTTCGATGAGCACATCTCGCGTTTTGGCCTCCGACACCAAGGGGTTGTGCACCCCTATACCGATGTTGCGCATGTCATGCGCTTGCCGTAGGTTCTGCTCGTCGTTGGAGTGCAGATAGTTGGGTGCCTGAGTGAGCAGCGGAAAACGCGCTGCTGCGGTGCGCTTACCACTCGCGACGCCGCCTTCAAACCCTGGCGGCTCCACCAACTCTGGACGATCATCTTGCGTGGCCGTGGTAGTGCTGCACAAATGCCCGCCTTCCACATAGGCGCGCTGTTGTTCTTCCACGGCCGTTGCGGCCTCCGCCTCAGCAAGTGCTTCGGCGGCGGCTGGCTCAGGGGGGCGCGCAGCGGCCTCCCTTTCGCCGGTGAAGAGGAACTCAATGCATTCCTCCGGCGGGTTATCACCTTCTTCCCCGCCGTCCTCCGGTCCGTCCCGGCCGCCGTGCGGCTCGATACGAACTCCCTTCCTTGAATCCGTAAGCCCATCATCGCCTTCGCCCTCGTCGCCAATGTAAAATACCCTTGGCGCCCTGGCCCTGTCGGCCGGTTGGTCGCAGACCTCCCACGAGGTGGGTGGCCTGCACATCCCACAGAGTGATGGCAAAGCCTTGGCCGCTAGGCCGCGGCCGATGGTGTAGCCGGTAAAGACAAGCTCGTCGACAATCGCCTCATACCCCACCACGAGGTACGCGCGACGCCTGAACGCGTCCCTTGCGGCACAAACGAGATTCGTTAGTTGGAGATCTGCACAAGACGGCTTGATGCCCCACGCCACGCTTGCCTGATGTTTGATGGCAAAGCTGGTGGCATCGGCGATCAGCGCCGTCGGCAAACACACGCGCGC